GTCAACTTCGGTGGGAGCAATGGCTAGACCCTGCAGTGTATTATCTTTTAGAGTGTTCAGGTTTTCCTTAACTCCCATAGATACTATACCATTAATATGATTACCTTTTACAACTGTTCCTGTTGGTTTTGGATAATTACCTTTACCATCTTCAAACATTGCAATAACAGATGGTGCATATCCAAGTGTTTGAGCAAAGGTTTTATCACCACCCATTCTGTCTGCTTGTGGAAAAGATATAACCCAACCTACTCCTATAGCACCTTTTTCTAACAGTTCTACTTGTATTTCTGCAAGTCTTTTTCTTGGTAAAGGATAACCACCTTCGTTTTCTACATCTTGTTCTGTAATATTTAAAATTACAAAATTACCAGAAGGTTCTTGTTTTTTTACAAATGTATCAAATACTTTTAACTTTAATATTTCTGTTGGTGTTGATTGATATAATAAAGGCAAGACTAATATTATAAGTATGATGAATATTAGTTTTTTCATTAATCGCTTTGCGTAATAGTAATAGTGCTATTACTTCCTCCATTTACTTTAACAATATTAGAAATACCATCTTGTATAAATATAACTGTATAAGATTCACTACCATTTAAATCTAATCTAACTGACTCATTAACATTTCTTCTTAAACTTATAACATTACCTGTTATTAAAGCTGTTATTTGAGTATCTGGGTCTTTACCTAAAAGTGTGCCTGATAATTGTGTGCTTGTTGCTTGTGCTAAAGCATCTTCATCTTCCGCTATTGCTAAAGCATCTAACACATTAAGTAAATCTTCTAAATAATTAACATCTAAAAAATTAATATCTAATTCATTAAACTCTAAACTATCTTCTTTAAGATAATCTTCTGCTAAATAATCTATATCTAAATCATTAAAATCTAATATGTTTTCTTTTTTAGTTGTTATTTCTTCTTGTACAATAATTTCTTCTTTAGGTGGTGTAACAATTAACATATTGTCAATCATGTCTAAAGTAAGGTCTAGTATTACTGGTTTGCTTGGTGCAGATTCAAATACACTTACTGTCGTTGCTTCGTAAGGTTTATTTAAAGTAACTGAACCCATAGCAGTAACTACTTCTATTTCGCCACTAGAAAGCCCTAGAGCGTCTGGTAGAAGTATTATAAGGCTACGACCTAGTTCATCAACTGTAGCTGTAAAATCAGTCCCACGAATTGCTATGTTAGCTGTAGGTGTTTGTAGTTTTATGTTTTGTTTATCTATACGATTTAGATTTCCAGTAATAAAACGTGCTGTCCCAAGACCAAAGGTAAGAGCCATTTTTGATTTGCTTGGGTCTGCATCAAATATATACTCGTCTATTATTAATTGGGAATGTTCTGTCAAGCTTACTTTACTATCATCTAAAAAAGTAATAGCCATTCTGCCATTAGTAGTAATAGCTTCATCATTGCTTTGTATAGCAAACTTTAAATTTGCATCGTAAGGTTTGTCTCTTACTATTTGTGCTGAACCATTTAGTTCAGATATATCTCCAATATCAGCAGCTTGTGCTTGTACCTTGGTCGTTTTGAATAACGCACACAGTAGAACTAGCGTTACCGCCAATTGATATAATTTTAAGCCAGTCATTATCTTGGGTACTCAGTTGTTGGATGTTAAATGTTCTTTGTCCACCAGTATGGTCTAACCAAAAATATCCACCTGCTGAAGCATTAGTACCTGTACCAGTATAGTTAACTGTATTATCAGAACCATCTATATCCATGTAGTTTGTAGCACCATCAATATTTATGTTTGATGTTACTGTGTTGTTAGAACCTTGAATAATCCAGTCAAGATTAAGAGAAGCTGCTATTGCAGTAGTACCTTGATTTAAAGTAAATGTATTGCTACTACCTGTAACAGCTACATTTTGGTCAGTACCATCTGAACTATATGTATCTGTAGGGTCTACTTGAATAGTAAAAGTATTAGTCCCACCAGTAAAGTTATATAAACCTGTAAAGTTATCTGCAAATATATCACCAAGAAACTTATTAGTTGCACCAATCATGTTGATATCTAAAGTCATTGTAGTACCATCTAAATCAAAAGCATTTACACTACCTGCTGTAGAATTTAATCCACCAATAATATTAGATATACCTAATTGTTCCAGGTCTATATTGGCACCAGTACCAGACTGGTCTACATATATTTCGTTATCAGCCGCGAATATCGGCAATGCAATTAGCATCGCAATCAGGCTCATCAATTTTAATTTCTTCATGTTTCCAAAAACTCCTGTCGTAACCGACATTAATTAATTCTAATACAGCACTTTCTATAGATTTCATAAGTGCTATTGTTGTTGATTCATTACGAGAATTACCTAACTCAATTTCTACAAGTTCTGTTCCCATTTCAATAAATCTAAATACATCTTCTGATTTACCATAACTAAATATAGTTTTTTCAGTCATTACTTCTATCAGTATCTCTCCTGTAGCTACTGACACCATGCGTAAGGTTACTGCTACGCTATCTTCTCTATATTGAATACTAGAACCAATACCTAAGTATCTAGCTCCTATACCACCTGTAGCAAGATTGCTTTCATAAGAAATTACAGCACCTTCGATTAATACTCCAGCAAATAATAAAGGTCTTAAAACTTTTTTCTTATCTTCTTCTGAAGATGATTGTTCTCTTGCTGACCTTATAAGTTGTCTTTCTTTTGTAAGATTATCTAATCCAACTCTTTCAACAACTGTAAAAAAATCACCATTACCAGCGTGTTTTAAAGCTCTTATAAGTAACGCATTTGGTTGTTGAGTTATAGCTGTACTAAACAAAGCAAACTCACTGTTACTTTTTCTTTGTCCTGTTTGGTCTGTAAAAGATAAGGGATAAACAGCAACTACTGGTTTTATTATAGGTTTTAAAACACTAGCTAACTCTATTGATTGTAATTCAGATATTTGAACTATATCTTTTGACTTAAATCTTTGTTCATATGTATCTTCGTATTGGTTGAATATAGAACAACTAGAAAGTAAAAGTACCAATAGGAATCGTAATTTCAGTAATTGTTCCATCTGCTTCCGTTATTTTAAGAGTTAATGTTACACCATCACTTGTGTATTCTATGGTGTTGCCTTCTAAAGTTATAGTGCCTGAAGAAGAAGGAGTTTCTCCAAATAAATTGTTTACAAGTTGTCTTGATAGTTCTGCATATACTCTTGATTCAAGATTTCTCATAAATCTAGCTAATGTAGAGTTTTCTTTTTCTCTTTCTATTTCATCTTGTAATGCTTTTATTTCTTCTTTAATAGTAAGCTTGCGACTAAATTCTTGATTTTCTATAGTCAAATAATGACTAGAAGTATTAATACCACTAAAACTAGGAGATTTAAATTTATGAACTATTTGGTCTGCTCTAATATTCTGTGCAAGTATAAAAGCAAACATTATTAAACCTGTTAATAATAACCATGCTGATATTCTAGCTTTAGAAATCTCTTCTTGTTCTCGTTCTTTTTTACTTAATTTTTTTTTCATAACTAATCTTTTCTTTGGTCATCTCTATCAGCCTTTGCTAATCTGTCAGTATGCATTAGCTGTGGTACTCCAAGTATAGTTTTGAGGAGCGTATCTTGTCTAATTATCTCATTGTCTACAGAACGCACTCTATCTATAAGAGCTACTAATATTCCGTGTTGTGAATCTAATTTTTGACCTAATCGTTGTTCTATTTCAGATATTTGTGCAGAAACTTTTTCATCAAGTACATCTACTTTAGTTTCCATGCCATCAATAATTTTATTAATTAACTTCCAGATAAATAAACCAAGACCTATAGCTGCTGCTATTGGAAAGCCTACTTCATTAATTAATTGAACTACAGAATCCATTATTCTACTGGTGTAAACTTACCAAGTTCTATAAGTTTTTCTCTATTAACTAAATGTTCTGCTTCTATATCATCTTTGCTTTGACCAAAGTAAGCTACTGCTAAGTATTCATTTATCATAGATTGGTTAATATTTATTCCATCTACGACAACATTACCTAAAACTCTACCAAATTTGCCTTTTGAATCTTTTAATTTAGTTTCAATAATAATTTTTTTACCTTTCTTAATAGCTTCTTTTAAAAAAGCTGCTGCCATTTTACCTCTAACTTTTTCATCTTTATCTCTAGTTCTACTTTCAGGCGTATCAATGCCATAAAGACGAACCCTAGAGCGATAAAGAATATCAAAGCCAAGGTCCAAAGTAACATCAATAGTATCACCATCAACGACTCTATCGACCTTACAACTATATTCATACATTATCTGTAGCTCCTTGTTTTTTTAGCTATTTTTTTTGGTTGTTTTACAAACTGTTTTCCAGCTTTATTACCTTTTGCTTTAGCTCTATTGGTTGCAGCTTTTTCACTTTTTGTTAAAGATTTCCATGCTGCATCAGGAAGATATCTTCTTTTACCTTTACTTGGTTTACCGCTTGAAGTACGCCACTTTTGTTTACCCCAATCTTTTAATGACCTTTGAGATTTTTTTAATGGCATTATTCTTCCTCTATTTGTTCACTATATAAATTATTAAATGTTGTTAATGGGTCAAGATAACTTTCGTGACCTTCTGCTGAATGTATGTGTTGTGATGGAGCAAAATCTGGTGGACCTTCTCCTGTAACCCATAAAGCAGGACTTGTAGCCCTAACTCTATTATTTGGTAAAGCAACTATATTACCTTTCCATTCACAATCTTCTGTAATATATATAACATGAGATTGTTTATGTTGAGCAGGACAATCAGCTATAGAGTTTCCTGTGTAATCAACTGTAAATAAATATTTGCCTTGATAAAATTTATTATTAATTTTACATATCCAAGGACTACTGCTTACTCTGTCCATAACTACAACAGAATGATTGCGTGCTTCACAGTCCCAAGGTTGAGCTAAATGGTCCTCCATAGGCTTTGCCCATTCTGCAACAGGAATATCTGCTACAAGAGCTTGTATGGGCATCCTAGCCCACATTGCACCGCCATGTATATTAGATTCATCATCTTCTGCTTCACATCCAGTAAATACTACTTGAAAACTTAATGACCTATCTGGAATTGTATTTACAGCTATTGCTAATGCGTGTAGGTATTCTCCATGACCATGCTGATGATTAGTAGTAAATTCTTTTCTAACCCAGCATTTAAAATGCGGTATGTTACTAATAAGATAGGACACTATTTATATCCACCACCTGCTTTTTTATAAGCTTTAGCTACCATTTGTGCTTTACGAGCAGACCATTGTCCAGGTCTACCACCTTTACTACCAGCTTTTATTCTATTAAATATACGTTTACGCATACCTGGTTTGGTATAATTGCCAGCTTTATTGACTGTTGATTTTTTTTGTCTACTCATTATACAAATTTAGCTAAAAATACAACTCCTACAATAAAAGGATAAACTGCCCAAATCATATTATCTAATTTATCAAATCTTTTTGAGCCATCTTCTAATCTTTTATCAATACTTTTATATAAAGCTTTACACTCTCTTTCGTGAGCTTCTATTGCAGTTAAAGCATCTTTAACAGTTGCCATTATTTTTTTGGTGCTATCTCTTTAGCTTTACCAATATTCATAGCTAACATATCTATTACTTTATATAGTTTGCCAATCCAAACATCATCTTTAGGTGTTGGTGTGCTTGCTGCTATTATTGATGAAATTGTTACTATTGCTGTAACCCAAGTTACTATACTCATTACTATATCCATTACTTACCTCCTTTGGTATCTTCGGATTTTTCTTCTTTATTAATAACTTCTTCAGAAACTTTTTTTGTTTCTTCTGCCATTAAATTATTAAATACTGATAAACTTGCTTTTACTTGGTCTAATTGAAAATTAAGATTAGCTTGTTTTTGCATTAAATCTGCAATTTGTGCTTTACAGTATTCTTGTTCTTTTGTTAATTTTTCTTCATTCATGTTAATACCTTTAGTTAGTTAAAACTTAATTATAAAGCATTATGCAATCAAATTGAAATCTTATTAACTATTATCAGTTATGTACTTTTTACCAGTAGCAATAGCTGCAACGTGAGTAGTCTTTTTACTATCTGCTGCACCTTTTACATCTGGAGTATCGTCATCACTATCAACAGGTGCATACTCTAAAATAAGTTCTAAATGGTCTACGTTCCTTTGTACCATTTCATTTATTTCAGCTTGTGTCATTCCTTCAACGTTCCAAGTTCCAGCTTTTACACCGTCAATTAAGGTTACGCTATCAGTTCCTGCTGCTAGACATTCTGTTACTGTTTGTGCCATATTATTCTCCTTTTAAAGTTTGTATTTCGGCTTTTAATTCATCTACTTGTGATGAAAGTTCTTGTACTGCTTTGACCATTACAGAAATAAGTGCTGATGGTGCAACTCTTTGCCTTCCATCAGTATCATCTTCTTGCCACATATCAAAGCCATCTTTTAAATTATGATTATCAATCACTTCTTTAACTTCTTGAGCTATAAAACCATGATTGTATTTACCATTCATAGTTCTTTCTTCAGAATTTTCTTTATAGGCTTTCATGTCTGAAGGTATATCTTTTTCTTTTTTCCATTGGAAAGTAACAGGTCTTAAATCGTTTATAAAATCTAAACCCACTTCTTCATCTTGTATATCTTCTTTAAGTCTAATATCTGAAGGAGCTGTAATTGATGTAGCACCAAATGCTATTTGCGAATCAGTAGTTCCACGACCTACAAGAAATGAATCATTTGTATTACCACTAGCAGAATATCCCATTACAACTCTGTATGCTGAACCACCATCACCTGCATTATTTAAATGCCCAATAACAGTGTTATGACTTCCAGTAGTTAAATCATCACCTGCATCATAACCAAGTATAGTATTACCACCACCATTAGTAATTGCAGTACCTGCATTTGCCCCAACTACTGTATTTTTTTCACCTGTAGTGCTTACTGTTAAAGCACTTTGACCTATAGCCACATTATAACTTGCAGTTGTTAGAGCATCTAAAGCTCTATAACCAACCGCAACATTAGCTTCTCCTGTTGTACAAACTTCCATACATTCAGTACCAACTGCTGTATTGTTACTACCTGAAGTATTTGAGTCTAGGGCTTTATAACCAATAGCAACATGGTCTGAAGCTGTATTTTCTAACAAAGTTCTCATACCTACTGCTGTATTTCTTGTACCAACTATATTAGCCTGCATAGATTGTCTACCTATAGCAGTATTTAATGAACCTGTTGTATTATTTGTTAAAACATTTTGACCTATGCCTGTGTTATCATCTGCAGTTGTATTAGCATCACCACAAGAATCACCTATAAAGGTATTATAGTTACCTGTAGTATTAGCAGCCCCAGCATTTTGACCCATTGCTACGTTTTGTGTACCTGTAGTGTTTGCATATAAACAATCATGCCCAACTGCTGTGTTGTTATCTGCTGTAGTATTAGCTTGTAATGCTCTATCACCTAAAGCTGTATTTCTATGACCAGTAGTATTAGTAATTAATGCTTGTTTTCCTACAGCTACGTTATCTCCACCAGTTGTATTAGCAGTTAATGCACTCCAACCAACAGCTACGTTATCAATACCTGTAGTGTTTGCTCTAAGTGTAGATTCTCCCAAACCTGTATTGTTTGCACCTGTAGTGTTTGCTGTAAGAGTTGCATAACCAAAAGCTGAATTACTTGCTGCTGTGGTGTTTGCTGCTAAAGCACTTGTTCCAACTGCTGTATTTTCAGAACCTGTAGTGTTTGCTTTAAGAGTATTGTGACCAACTGCTGTGTTGTTAGAAGCTGTATTTACTAGTAAAGAAGTAAAGCCAACACCAGTATTACTTGCTCCAGTTATATTAGTTGATAGAACAGCATGACCTATACCAGTATTTTCACCACCAGTTGTATTAGCGTCTAAAGTAAAAGCACCTACTGCTACATTATTACTAGCTGTAGTGTTTGCTGCTAACGCACTAACTCCGAGTGCTACGTTTTCTGTACCTGTAGTGTTTGCTGCTAAAGCTGATTTACCTACTGCTGTATTACTTGATGCTGTAGAGTTAACTGATAAAGCATCCAAACCAACTGCAGTATTATCAGCACCTGTAGTGTTATTTCTTAAAGAGTGTTTACCAACTGCTACGTTGTTTGAAGCAGTAGTATTAGCGTGTAAGGCTTCTCTACCTATCGCAGTATTACTAACACCTGTAGTATTATCTGCAAGTGCTTGACTTCCAACTGCTGTATTTAAAGCACCTGTTGTAGTAGCTCCCGCAGCAAAATAACCAAGAGCTGTATTTTCTTCTGCTGTAGTGTTTGCTACTAGAGCGTTTTGACCAACTGCTGTGTTATTTGTGCCTGTAGTGTTAGCTCTTAATGCTCCTTTACCAAATGCAGCTAATCCAGTTCCCGATGTACTTGCTTGTAAAGCTGCATATCCAACTGCTGTGTTATCTGAAACAGTTGTAAGTTCGCCAAGTGTGTCATAACCAAGAGCAACATTACTACTTCCTGTAGTACATTTTGCTAAAGCTAAATAACCAACTGCTGTATTTATAGCACCTGTAGTGTTTGCTGTTAAAGCATCTAAACCTACTGCTGTATTGTTTGAAGCTGTGGTATTTGCACGTAAAGCATCTTTACCAACTGCTGTATTACCTGAACCTGTAGTTGTTAATAGTAAAGAAGATTTACCAACTCCTGTGTTATCTGAGCCTGAGTTTAAAGTAAGTAAAGAACCATGTCCTAAACCAGTATTTGCATCTCCTGAAGTAAGAGCAGAAAATACTGTATTTCCTAAACCTGTGTTTTCGTTAGCATCACTCAATGTGCCTGTACTTGCATCATCACTAATAAGTAAACTATTTGAAAAGTTAGTAATATTAAATTTAATACCTACGCCATTGATTGTGCTTGAACCTGTAATAGCTCCATCTACTTGTAGTGTAGAAGCCATATCTACAGCACCATCTATATCTACTACATCTAAGTTAGTAGTTCCGTCTACGTCTATATCGCCTGAGATGTCTAGGGCTGTGCCGATTAAAGTTTGTGTAAAGGTAACTTGTCCATTAGCAGCAATAGTCATAGCATCTACATCTGAAGCAGAGCCTATAGTTTTACCATCGCCAATAATAATGTCATCACTAAAAGTAGCTGTTTGTGCAAAAGTAACACCACCACCATCTGCTATGGTCATGGCATCATCGCCATCTGTATATTCTATAAGAGCTGTTTGTATTGAAGCAGATGTTTCTATAATGCCACTTGTTTGTAAGTTTAAAGAGGCAAAAGCATCAACCATTGCTCCACCAGAACCTGCACCATCAGAATAAATAACTTTAGTTTTACCAGAAGGTATAGTTATTGTTGCTCCACTACCTTGTTTAATTATTATAGACTGAGAACCAGATGTTCCATTCTCTATAATCCATAACTTAGAAACTGTATTTGGTCCTATAGTAATAGTACAAGTAGAATCTAAAGTGCCTGTATATTTTAAGAACATAGACCTACCTGGGTCTGTAGCTCCATCAGCTATAGTAGTAGTATGTGTATCAGCATTTGTTGTAATGGCTTCTGTGCCATAACTAAAAGCTTCTGCTATTAACTCAAGATTGGTATTTGTAGTATCACCCCATGTTCCACTAGCATCACCAGTAGCCATCTCGTTTAATCTTAAATCATTTACATATGAACTTGCCATTTTTATTCCTCGTATTAATTATATTGTATCAAGCAACTTCACTCCAGTCTGGATTTTGTGTTGTTGATACTTCTTGATAATTAGATGTTTGTGTTGTTGTTATTGTTTGATAATTAGGTGTTTGAGAAGTATTAACTAAACCCCAAACATTAACTCCTTGTATATTACCTGTTGCATTTAATCCTTCTACTTCTACTATAGCTTTACTTATTGTAGTAACACTTCCTAATGCAATAGTTCCTACATTTCCTGTTACCGCTAAAATATTATTAGTTTCTAAAGTTATAGAACCTAATTCACTTGTAGCAGATATTCCTGTAGGTAATATTACTGCACTTGCTGTTACAATTTCATCACCAACTTCTAATGTTGATGCTACTGCTGATACACCTGTTACTGCTGCACCTGCTGTAATTGCATTACCTAGTGCTGAAGTACCTGCATTTCCTGTTACAGAAGTATTTGCTTCTGCTACAACAGTTTCATTTCCTAAAGCTGATGTACCTAAATTTGTTGTTGCTGTTACATTTGCTTCAGCAACTATAGTTTCGTTGCCTAAAGCTGATGTTGCACTTAATCCTGTGACTGCTACTAATGCTGTAGCTACAACAGTTTCACTACCAAGAGTTGCTGTGCCAGAAACTCCTGTAACGACTACAGGTATTGGTTCTCCAAAGGTTAATTGACCCCAGGTACCTCTACCCCAGCCTGTTACATTAGCCATTTTAGGCTATTCTAATAATTGCGTTTGAAGCGTCTGCTGCTGGAAATTGAATAGTAAAGTCGCCATTAGTTGATGTTTTATCTCCACCAAAATCTAAGACACATACTGAAGGGTCACTAGTTGCAGCTTCATTATAAATTAAAGCACCTCTAGCTGTAATTGTAGCTGTACTAAAAGTTAAATCATTAAAGTCTGTTAATGCAGTTGTTCCAGATGTAGTAGGGGTAACACTTGTTAAAAATGCACCTTTTGCTGTATAGCCTGTTCCACTTGCTTCATTACTTGAAGTATATGCAGTAGTTGCTGCATCTAATGATGCACTACTTGTATATAAAGCTAGTTTAAATACATTACTTGCTGCTGTAAAATTATGAGTAGCAGTCATTAATTCTTTTTTAAATGATGTACACATTGCTTGTGATATTGCCATTATATTCTCCTTATGATATCAGCCATTTGTTTATGACCTTGTTTTTCTAATAAACCTGCTACTGTTGCTCTATCACTTGCAATAGCTTGCTTCATATATAATAAAATAACTTGTTGTATTGTGTCTTTAAATGCTTCTGCTTGGGCTTTTACCATGGGGTCTGCATTATCACTAATACTTACAATTTTATTTACTACTCTTTCTGTCCAATATTCTGGACTTAAACCTGTATTATTTGTTGTTTCTACACTTACAGTTCCAACTGTTGGCTTTACATCTACACTAAACATTAACTTACCTGTTGTCTTACAGGACCACTTCTATAGTTGTCCTTAGTATTTTTGCCTTCGCCTAAATTTTTAAGTCTAGAAACTGCTTCATTAAATCTATTTTGATAATTTGTTAGTACATCTGGTTCACCTTTCATAAAGGTGTAGGCTTCTATTAAAGAGCCATATAATAAACAATCTGATGCATTTGTTCCTAACCAACTAGTTCCATCTGCAGATGTTGTAATTGATGTTGGAGTATATTCATAGTGTAACTCTACTGTAAGATTACTATTAGGTGTAGGAGCTACAATAAAACTATCTTCATCAAATCTTGCATAATACTTAGGAATACCTGTTGATGTGCTATCAGGATATGCTTCTCTTATAAAAGCTACATCTTTATATAATAAAAATTCATAACCGCTATTATCTACAGATAATGAATGTGCTGCTAAAAAATCAGTTGGGCAAGATAAATATTCATTGCCATTAGTTAAACTACCAGATACATTTTTTCTAAAAAATGGTAATGATACAAGTTTTTGTATTCTATCTTCAGTAGTAACTATAAAATCATCTAAATTATTATTAAATGTAGTTTCAGTATTATTTGTATAATCCTGTATTGCTGTTTTTAATGTTGTATATGTCCAAGCCATTATTCTGTACTCACTGTTACTGTTCCTACTTCAGCACTAGATAATATTCCTGTACCTGCAACTGGATTAAATCCATAGTAAGAAGTTGATTCTTTTCTTCCTCTATCTGGTCTTGGATTAAATAATGATTCATTGTCTGCTGTATCTACCTCACCTAATTTATATTGAGGATGGTCAACATCAAAACAACTATTACATACTCTTAATCCATTACGAATACTATCTTGTATTTCATATTGTAAATCGTTTAGCTTATAAGTAAAACCACATCTATCACAATCACCTAAAGCTTTTTTTCCTGCAGCATACATTATCTATAAGCTTGCATATCAGGTACGAACTTAACAGATGCTCTTTCTCTATCAGCATCACTTACATCATTCCAAAGTTCATCATACCTTTGTTTAATCATCGGAACTCTATTTTGTGCTTCTGGCATTTTGCAAGCTAAGTTATAAGCTAATGCATATGTTAAACATGGAAGATATCTACTAGGTACATCAGCATTGTTACTTGCTACATTACCAGCATCTTCTAATCTTTTGATGTAATCATATACTAAAGTATAAGTTTCAGCAGAATCAGGAGTTGCCCATAAAACAATTTTATTAGAGCTAGTGCCTTTATCTACATAAAACTGCGTTGGTTTAGATTGTAGCAATTTGCTAGCTTGATGATTATATTGAGTTCTAGATATTCTATTTAATCTTTGGTCAAATTGATTTGCAGTATTTCCTGCATCAGTTCTAATAAAAGCATCTACTACTTCTAATGCACTTGACTCAATAGTATAACTACTTGTGCCAGCAACTAATGTTGCAGAAGCTTGTTCTATTGTCCAAAGGTTTAATCCTTTGTTTTGCCATTCTAAAAATATTAAATTAAGAGCTCTTTTAGCTCCTTTATAGTCATAACCAGAACGCAACTCGCTACCGCATAAATCATAGGCTTCTTCCATGATATCGGCTAAGTCTAATGTAAATGCTGTTGTTCCACTTGTTGCCATTGTTTATTCCTAATTAACACTTCCACCTTCTACGAGCCTGTCTAATTCTTGAATTAGGGTCGTTTCTGGTTTTAGCTGAACTTCTTTTAAGTTGTCCTAAAGACCTTGCACAATAAGATTTTCTGCGTTTAGCAGCTTTACTACCTTTCTTTACTTTACCAGTTACTGCTGTTTTTAACTTAGAGCCAGGGTTTAATCTTCTATAAGCTTTAACCCCAGCTTTAGTCATACCAGCACCAGATTTAGTAGAACGAAAGTTCTTCTTATTTCTAGCAGGCATTGAAGCCTGTTTTCTTATTGGCATAAGTATTTAACTAGGACTTTCCGCCTCTAGCCATACCTTTAGACCTTTTCTTTTTCATAGCTGGTTCATTGCTAGTCATACCGCCACCAAACATTCTTTTTACATAATCTTTGTTTTGTTCGACTTTAGACATTTTACCAACTTCTACCATGCCAGTTTTACCGCCATTAGACATATATTTTGATGTCTTACCACCAACTTTCATGTATTTAGATTTTTTCATAATAAGTACCTTTATTTTTTAGTTACAGTTTTTTTCTTAGCTGTAGTTTTTTTAGTTGTTTTTTTCTTAGCTGGTTTCTTACCACCAACATAAGCTTCATTAACATCTGGAGTAGATGGGTCATCAGCAACAAGTTGACCTTTGTCATTTCTTGCTCTTTCACCATTCATCTCAGCACACTTACGTTCTGCATCTTCTAAGTCTGGGTCTGGACCAAATACAGGTCTATAGATACCATCTGCATCTAGATGTAAAACTTTATATTGTGCTGGAAATTCACCAGTTTCTGATATTACATAATTTTTATTAGCCATAATTAATTCCTATTAGTCAGAATATACTTTAACCATTTCTAAAGTAATAGAGTAAGTATCTCCTGAAGAGTGTCCTTTAGTAGTAAACAAGATGTCTCCTGTTTTACCACTACCTGCGTTATTTGGTAAACCACCAAAGTCTTTAAAGTCCATATGTCCATTACTACTTTCAGCAAGCTCTACCAATAAAACATTAGTAGTAGCATCTAAAAATAATTGAACAGACATACCTACGATAGCATGGCTAATTCGCATAACTCTAACTTCTGAACAGGCTACACCTGCTGCATTAGAAGCCAAAGCAGATACATCTACCTTGGCTACTGCGGATTCGCCTGTGCCATCGCTGACATTTGTAAACTTTATAACACAATTTCTTTCACCATCTATAATAGTTTGTGATGTTACTGCGTCTGCCATAGTTTACTCCTTATGATGCTATATCGTAGCCAGTAATTTCAATAATGAAACGACCTGCTGTATAAGCTGCATGACCTGTACCTTGACCTACAAGATATAAGTATTGGTCTGCTGCAATGTCTCCACCTGCTACCATAGTACCTGCTGAAGCTGCACCTGCATTTATAATTTGTGTTTCTGTTAAATCACCAATAGCTGTGTCATTAACACCTGTGCCTTCAGTAGCAGAATATAAATCTATATCTGTACCACCGCCTGCTGGGGTTTCTAAACAAGTCATTGTGACTCCGAAAACTGTACCTTGGTTAGCTGTTGTTACTTGACCTATGTAAGCAACTCCATCGCCATCTTTACCAATGATGTCACCTGCTGTGCCACCATCTCTTAAACCTGTTAAATCAATCATTAAAGTTGTTTTAACAATGTTTACATTTGTGTCTGTATCGCTTTTAAAGCGTTCTACTTGAGTTACATAAACTGCTGCTGTGCCTTCTATACCAGCACTACCAACAGCTTCTACAGACATTTTATTGCCACTAGTGATTGTTATTGCACCAGTTGAAGTATTTTTTGAAATAGTTTCAAATCCATTTTCAGACCTGACTGGTCCATTAAAAGTTGTGTTAGCCATAATTTTCTCCTAAAAGAAATAATCTATCATCTCGGCAAGTGTCTGCTAGGTCAGTTGATAGACAAGTTAATAAAATACCTAGATTTATAATATACCATAAAAAAAAGGGGAGCGTATGCTCCCCTTAATTAGTTCTTACGAACTACCTGGTGAACCAAAGATACCTAGTGGGTCAGATACACCGAAAGAATATCTTTCTCTCGCTTTATATCTAACATTACCAGTATCGAAGTCTCCATCCATAGTAGTAGTCATAGGAGCTCTAACAAAATGCTTCATTCCATCTGGAACATCAGTAGTGATAAAGAAAGCATTAGTATCAGTTAAATAATGATTAACTGAATAACCTTCTGGAATCACTCCATTAGTTTTCACTGCATTTATGTCATTGTCAGCAGTTCCTACTCTGTAGTCACTTTGTAACAATCTAGTTGCTACAAACTGCAAGTCAGAAGGAATAATAAGCTTCCTAGCTTTTGCTGCAATTTTTAGACCTCTCTCATCAGTCCATTTACCGATTTGAATGATAGCATCTTCTAAAGATGTTTCATTTAAGTCAGCTCCTGTTGTTGGTCTATTACTATTTGTGCCACCACTTACAAGTGGGTGAGCGGTGCTAAATAAAGCAACCCCATCACCTGAAGAAAAGGCAGTTGAGAATCCATTGTTTAATGGATAAGCTGCTTTAACTTGCTTTGTATATGACATTGCACGAGCCAATGCTTTAGTATATCTAGCAGATACAGACACATAGAGGTTATCCTCCATTGCTTCTTCTGTAATGCTGAATCCTAAACCAATAGTTTCATGCGTATATCTAGCGACAAAAGATTCTTGTGCAGTATCATAATTGATAGCTGAACCTTCATCTTTGACTGGAGCTGCTCCAAAACCAGATAACTTTAATTCTTCTTCAAAACTTCTTTCAGAATTTTCAGTTACATAGATTTCTTCATGCTCGTTTTCATAACGATTATATTCTTCGCCGAATAATGCGTTAAGACCAGGTAAGAGTTGTTTTAACTCGTTAGCTCTTGAAATAGCTGCCATAATTTACTCCTTAACCTATACCTGTTGTATTTAACAACTGGTGTCCAACATTAAACATTACTAGTACATCAGTATAACTATCGCCAACTGCACTATCTGGTCCATCAACAAAGTCAACGACTTTTAATGGTAGTGTGTTGGTAGTAGCTGCTGTACTCCCATCGACTGCGTTTTTACTTGTACCTATTGCTGTACTTCCTGCAGTTTGAACAATCGCACAGTTCTTGCCAAGGTCGTCTTGTCCAAGAGATTCGTCTGATTGCATTTGCATTAGTATGAAAGGGTCAGTAGCAACATACGCAACAATATCATCCGCAGCAGTTGATGCTGGGAAATATTGATTTGGTGTGAATTGCCCTGTAGTAGGGTCGGTGTAAGCACAACCAAGGAAAACACCAATAGGTGTTAAAGCCGTAGTACCAGTGTCTTTTTGGACAGTAGTATTCGGGTTGTCGTCACCCCATTTTACAATGTCGCCATAGAATATGCTTGTGGCATACGCATTTTTGATTTTGTAATGAGTAACTTTTCCTTGATAAGGGCTTCCAACAACTGTTCCAACAGGTCTTGCTCCGTGAGGAGTTGCACTTGATGACATAATTGTCTCCTTATTTAAAAATTATAAAATAAGAAACTATGAATCTTTACCAAATGTTGTTCGTGATTTTCTTTCAAAAACTTGTTTGGTAGCCATTCTAGAATCTTGGTCTTTAAAATATGTGTTATCTACCGATTCCAGTTGAGACTCTGCTAAATTATTAAAGTATTCGTCTCTAGCTTTCGCTTTTTCTTCTGGCATCTTACATAACAGTTGCCCACCAATTTCAACATTACCTTTAACTGACCACTCTGAATTATGGTCCATCATATGAATTTGTAGTTCTGGATGGTCCTCTAATCTACAGGGTTGCCATCCTTCTCTAAATTTTCTAGACACATTAGGATTATCAGATTGACCTAAAAGGCTTGTTCTAATATACCTAAATATCCATCCTTTTTGAGGTGTCGGATTGGGTAAGTTTGATGGGTTTTCCCAGCTTTGTATACGCTGGCTAGCCTCTCGGCTTTCTATTTCCCTAGGGGTACGCTCTTGTGCTTGCTCTTCGCTAGCAGTATTAAGTTCTTTATTATCTTTATCAGACATATTAAGACTCCTTTAATAATTGGTTTGCATACTGCTCTGGAGTTATATTAAGACGCTTTGCGAGGGCGACTTGGCTCTGAGTCAGATGGATTTTGCGAGGTGGTTTACCGCTATTCCTCGTGGCGGGTGCAACAGGATTCATTACCTGTCGTTTTGGGGTATCTTCAACTACTTCTGTTTGACTAGAAGTTACATTTTGGACACCGAAAAAATTTGGATATTCATTACGCATATACTTATCTACTTCTGCATAATATTGTTGAGAATCTTTTTCAGGTAATATACCTTGATTACGAAGTCTCTTATCAATAGTTAAAGCATAAGAGGTCATTTCTTGGTGTTCTGGTACTGTACTCATAAACCAAGGATTTTTGTTTGACCAATTATCCATGTCTGGGTCAGATTGTTTTTGAATCTGAGGTTGTTCTTGTACTGGCTCTACATATTGTGATGCTATTTGTTGTTGCATCTGTTGTGCATAAGTGCCAGCTTGTTGTTCAGCTAATGTTGCTTGTGCTAATTCTGCTTGTGATGCAGCCATTACATCAGCATCACCTTCTTCATATGCTTTTTTGAATTTTTGTTGTGCGTTATATTTTGCCCATTGTGCATTATTAAGTGCTTGTTGGTTTAAAACATCTCCACCTTGAGAAACTACACTTTGTAATCTTTCATTCTCTGACATTAAATTCTTTAATACCTTTGTAGCTTCCTGAGACTCTCTTAGAGCCTGTTCTTTAGCTCTACGCTCTTCATGGTATTCATATTTAATTTTGCTTATTCTTTCGCCAGCTCTTTTACTGTAATCTGAAATTTCTTTATCAACTGTATCATCATCAACAGGTGCTTCATTTGTTTCTACTTTTGCTGGTCTTATATCTTCTGGAGGTCTTTCATCAACAATTTCTACTTCTACTTCACTTACAGGTGATGTATTTATTTCACTTGCCACACCAAAAAATTTATCTTCTGAAGATTGTGCTGAAACTTGTTCTGCGTTTGTATCAATTACTTGTTCAATGCTCTCACTCATGCTCTAACTACTCCTGTTGGGTCATCGACTACTGCTTCTACAGTATCATCGTTAATTAAACGAAACTCTTTACCATACATTTTCATGCGAGTGCCTGAATAAGCTCTAAATATTACCCAATCACCTTCTTTGCACCAAGGTCCTGTTGGAAACCTTTTTTCATCACCATAAGCTTCTGTTCCTAGTTTAAGAACAAATCCACAAATATTTGAGGTTTCTTCATCAACCACTGTTTGTGTAGCTTTAATGATTCCGCCATCTGTCTTTTCTTGAGCTTGTGGCATTGCAACTAGTATTTTCCAACCTTTAGGTTGAGGTAATTGACTTTTAACTTCGTCACTAACCTCTGGTTTTTTAACACTGTCTGGTTTTGGTATATTTACTTTTTTTTCAGTCATATATTTTGCACGACTTTAAGGTGTCGAGTTCCTATTTTTGTATGTGTTGTTCTTTCCAATCAAGAACTTCACGCTCTGCGAGGGCTAATCCCTCTATGACTCCTGTCATTCTTTTATATTCAGAAAAGTCTTTACAACTTCCTGTAGAGATATGGTCAGAACATTCATTCATCTGCTGTCTTAATCTTTTAATTAAAAAAGTAGAAAGTGATTGCTCATTGATATCATTATTCATTCAGATTGATATCTTTGACTAAATCTTTGGCAATGTCAATACCTAATTTATAATCTTTTGAAGATTGTTTTTTTGCATCTGCTTCTTTAGATAGCAAATCGCTAGCAATACGTTGTCCTACATTCATACCAGCAATCTCTGATTGTTGTGCAATTCTAGCTTCTTCTAATTCTTTATTAGTTTTTAATCTAGCAGCATCAATCATTATTTTAGATTCATCTATTTGTTGTTTGTTTCTAACTTGAGTTTCTTTAATCTCTAGTTCTTTTTGTTTAGCTAGTATGATTGGGTCTTGTGCTTGCTCTTGTATTCTAGCTTGCTCTGCTTGTGCAGCATTTGTAGAAGCTACTCGTTTAGCTGCTTCAGCAACTAATGTAGATATACGCTTCTCTACATCTGCTGGTAGTGGCTCACCTACTGGAGGTAGCTCTATACCCATCTCTCTTTCAACTTGGTCCCTAAACTGTAATGCAAGATGTTGCATAATATAATCTGAACCAGCACTTTGTATAACTTGAGCATTTGGACTCTGTTGTACTTTTGCTTGTATGCTTGGGTCTTGTTGTGCAGAAGTAAGTGTTTGTATATGAGCTTCATGGTCTTGGAACTCATATGCTTGTACTGGCTTACCAGTAATAATATTTTGTACTGCTGTAACTGGGTCAACTGCTGGTACATCTTCTTGTGGAGGTACAATAGTATCTACATCTTTAATGCCTAATACTTCAAGCATTTGTCTATGTAGCTGTGCTAAGTCATATAACTGAGGTGCTTGTTGTGCTAATTGCATTGCAGCTTGATATTGCATAATTCTTTGAGCCATTGTTGCTGCATTTGGGTCAGATACTGGAAGTACGTCTACTCTATTATCAAAGTCTTGTACTTTTATTTGCTGACCTTCTTCTACTTCGTAAGGATAATTAGGTTCTGTAAAGTCCTTAATTACATTTACAAGTATTTCAAATTCTCTTTTCATAGAAGCATGGAGTCTTGCTTGAACAGCACTCATTACTTTCATGTTTCTTTCTAGCAATGCTAGAGTTGTTCCAACAGGTGCCTGACTATTCATGTCAGATGTTTTCATCTCTGCTATGCTGGCAAACTTTTTCCCTTCTTCTACTATGTTTTGCAATAGTGAAAATAATGTAGGTGAAGGTTCTTTATAAGGTAAGAATGTAATATTGTCTCTAATAGCACCACCTGGTACATCTACATCTCTAAACTCACCTGGCATTATAGGACTGTCATCGCCTTTAATACGCAAACCTCTAGCTTTCAAACCACCTGGCAGATTGCTTAAAGTACCTGCATCTACTAATTGCCTTAGTATAGATGTAGCTGATTTAGCTAATCCACCAATCATATGTATTAAACCAAAACCATAAAAACCTAATCCTGGTAAGTATTGATAGTGAACAAAATGCATCCTTCTTAATTTAGCTACATCATCTTCGTAATAGTTTCTTCTTATACTTAAAATAATACCTGAAGGACTATCTATTGTTACTACATAAGGTAATGCAATGCCTGTTTCTTCACCATTTGCATCTTTATCTTCAAACCCTTTAAGGTCTAAGTCTACTTGCATTTCAAGTATAGTATGGCGTGTATCGTAGCTATAACTCTCTGATTCACCAGTCATCTCATTATATTTCTTAGTAATATCTGATGATGATGGGCTTGCATCTGGCAATTCTATGTCTCTGTAAAAACCACTAACTTGCATTTTTCTAATGTCATTAGCTGATTTCTTCATTACATGAGTAGCTCTTTCACAAGTTTCTAAATCACTTGCACCATAATTAACTACAACATCTTCTGCTGGTACAAAGATACCACTAGGTCTGTTTAGTGTTGGGTCAAAGTAAACTTTTCTAAATGCTGAACCAGCTAAAGGCAAAGAAAATAACATCTTCTCTGTCTCTCCACGATATTCAGTCATTTCATAAGTAAGCAAATAGTTTAAGTAATCTTGAACTCTTTGACTTTGTTTTTCTTTTTCTGAATTTATTGGTCCTACTATTTTAGTTCTTACTGGACCTGCTGCTGGAAATATTTCTGATATTGCCTGCGATTGAAATTTAATTACTGCTTCACTAAGCATTGGATGGAATACACCACAAGCTCCTGCCCAAGGTGTAGTTCTATCTTCAATTTTTAATCCTAACTGGTCTAAACCTTTTACATAAGTTTCTTCCCAATCAGCTCTTGATTCTTTATCTGCATTGAAAGCACCCATAAGTTCGTTACCTATGGATGTTAGTTCATCTTCTTTTATAAATTCTACAAGGTTTGAATCAAAACTTTCTTCTTGCATTTCGTTTGCACTAGGGTCAAAGTCAACAATCATTCCACCATCTTCGGTTTCTGTTGTTAATGCATTTTGTATTTCAATATCTAAGCCTTCTTCTGGCTCCATCTCTACTAAGCCATCTATTGGCGTAGCAGGTTCGTATTGTTTATCTATAGCCAATGTAATCTCCTAGTAATAATCTGCTTTACGATTGTGTTCTATTGGCTCATCTTCTTCATCAGAATCTAGAGGAACAAAACCGCCTTGTCTAAATCTTAACAGAGCTTGCGTACTGCTATCAACTAAATCGTCATGTTCCATGTTAGGGAAACCAGCAAACTCTTCTACAACTTCTTCTGCCCATCTTGTTTCTGGTGCCCAAACAATGCCTGAAGCAAACAAATCAGATACAGCATTTACCCTAGATATTTTATCATTACCACGACTCGGTGTATATTCCTGTACTGGTATGCCTGTTTGTCTAAGTTCAAAGATTAAAGGTAAGCCTGCTGCTTTAGCCTCTACAATGAACGCATCTGGTTTGTAGGCGTTATACTTCTCAAAAGCCATCTTCTTTAAATCTGGGAACTCTAGACGCTCTTTATAGGCATCTAAGAGTATAAGATTGGGTGCCACAAAACCATCATCATTTTCTTTGTAGAAAACTCCCCATGTAGTACAAGCTGAATAGTCAGCTCTTTGGGTTTTTAAAAAGGCTGTGTCCCATGATTGAATAATGAACTCACATTCGGGAGGATTCATTCCATCCCATACTTGCCACCATTCTCTCTTAACAAGAGCACCTTCTTCTGAAGTAGGGTCTTGTTGATACTGAGCCATCCACTTTGAACTAGGCAATTCAGCCTTCAAAGCTTCCAACTCTTCTAACTTCCAGAAAGCATCCCACAAAGGCTTACCAGAAGGTAAGATTGCAGGCAGTTCTATAACTTCCCATTGGTCGGCTCCGCCACGTTTAATACTAGCATCCACAACTTGACCAGTTAAATCTTTATTATGCCATCTTGTCATCACTACAACGATTGCACCATTAGGCTGTAAACGCTGTCTTGGACCAGATGTATACCATTCATAGGTACGATTAAAAACATTTATGTCTGAACTTGCACCTTCTTGTTCAGAGTGCGGGTCATCAATGATAAGCAGGTCAGCACCTTTACCAGTAACTGCACCACCTACACCGATAGCAAAATATTCACCGCCTTTGTTCGTGTTCCAACGACCCGCAGCTTTGGAATCCGACTGCAAACTAACATTGGGGAATATTTTCTTATAATCTTTACTTCCTACAAGGTTTCTAACCTTTCTACCAAAACCCACCGCTAATTCTGCGGTATGTGCTGTCTGTATTATCTTCTTTTCAGGTCTGCTTCCCAGAAACCATGCAGGTAATAGGTAAGACGCAAACTCGGATTTGGTATGTCTAGGTGGCATGTTGATGATAAGACGCTTTAAATCGCCATTGGCTACCCTTTCAAAGGCATCCGCCATAACTTGATGGTGGGGACCATGAATAAAAGCACTCCACATCTCTTGAACAAACGCCATATAGTCTGTAGCACATTTCTCTCTGGACTTGGCATCTTCTAATTCATCTAATAAACCTAGCAATTCCCTCTTTTCGTCTAAAGAAAGGTTTTGTACTTGGTTTAATATTTGGTTACTCATACATCTCCTATACTAGATAGTAAGTATGTACTTCCTAA